CTTGCTGTAGTTGTCGATAGAACCATTAACACCAACTTCAACGGCTGATGCAACTCCAAATGCAGCCATCAAAGTGGCCAATAGAACTAACTTCTTCATTAAAAACTCCTTTAAGTTAAGAAATGCCAACTGATTGGGTAATAAGGACAGTTGGCGAAACCTCAGCTTAACCTCAAGCGGCTAGGCGGTAAACGCTTTCGTTTGCATTTATTTTTGATTTAGTGTTTACGTCAACTCTGACGGATAGCCTAATATAATACTTGTTACCCTGTCGAAACCATTGCATCCCCATCATAAAAATTCAGGCTTAGATTATGTGGATGTCCGTGATACCTTAGTCATCTTCATTAACGCACGGCGCAGGCCTGAATTTTTATGGTGGAGATGGGGAGAGTCGAACTCCCGTCCAGAATACTTTTCTTATACCAAGTTTACTATCATTATTAGCGCACCGCTTCGGTGTGCTTACCTTTGACAGACTTCTTTAATAACTTCAACCAAAATTTCTTGGCTTTTTCTAAGTTATGTTCAAATTCTGCACGATTTAGTTTTTGGATTAATTTTTTGATTTTCATTGATTTGGTACCAATACAATTCGTTTAGTGTTAGTCTGAGGGTCAAACATCTCTTGCCAATGATAACCTGGTGGTGGTAATTGAACCGTAGGTTGTGGTGGCTGAATGTATACTGGTGGTTGTTGAATGTAAACCGGTGATTGTTCAACCATAATAGGTCTAGGTTGTGATGCAAGTTCAGCACCAATCACAACACCAGCAGCCAATGGCACCCAACCAACACTAGGACCACCCCAATGGTGATGAGGACGATAACAACAATAATCAGCAGATGCTGCGGTTGCTAAGGTCGCCAATAAGAATAAAGTAATAAATTTTTTCATGGTGATATTATAACCTTTCTTGGAAAGTTTGTCAAGCGTTAATTGCTTTATATACCACAAGACCAGTAAAACTAGTCATCTTCTCTTGAACCTTGAATAAATTATGATGATAACCTATTTGTTCATTCACATCCACACTAGAATCGTATGGATCATTGAGTTTATTTAGGAGATTTACCTTATTTTGCACATCCTGAGCAACTGCCTCTTCTAAGGTGTCAAATTCCAATTCAGTTTTTGCAAAGTTATCCACAGCCAAATACGTTGATTTGTAGTATTCTGGATGTAATCTTTTCTTTACACGGTCAAAAACATGGTGTGAAAGGTGTGTTTCTTCCCAATCTTCCAACCATTCAGGTTTACCTTTTGATGCAATGAATTCTTTAATCTCACCATTAGGTTTACCGAACATATTTGCATTTTTAAGGAAGTTTACAACATCTGGACACATACCAAAAGAAACATATTCTCTTTCTGTTAAAATGGTTGTGTCATCAAAGTCTATTGGTTTATTCATGATTGTGGTAGTAATTGATTGCTTCGGCTAAGCCATCAATATGATCCTGCACATTCTCTTTAAAAATTAATGGGTCTGAATCTTTGACAGCCATGATAATGATTAAGTTATTTATTGGTCTGCCAATCATTTCTTCATACATGAGGCTGTATGCTGTCGTTTGCCAGAAGTAATCAAGAATATCTTCTCTCTTTTTTACTCTTGATGAGGTTTTAAAGTCAATAACTGCCAATTCACCTTCATATTCTGCAATACAATCAACACGACCAGCCATTCCCAACTGTTTAGACCACAATGCAGCCTCTTGGTAATGAATGTTGTTAATCTTATTGAGATATGGTTTGATAGACAGGAAGTATTCCAAGGCATCTGGCATGATGCCCTTCATGTAGTCTGCCTTGTTGTTCAGGTAGTTCTCACAAATGGTGTGGACGTTGGTTCCACGACTTGTGGCTTGCTTACTGATACGATTGGCTTCTTCTTCACCAACACGTTTACGCCATTCAAATATGGCCTGTTTCTTCTGTGCACCGAGAACGGTGGTTACAGAGGGTAAACGAGTACCATCTTCAAGAGTATAGTATCGTTTACCGTCAGGAAAAGTTTCAGATTTTAAGTCACTAAGTTCCCGTGGAGGGCAATAATTAAATGTCATAATAAAAAATGAAGTATCAAACTTCTATTGTTTCAGGTATTCTAGATTCGTTTACAATACCACGGTATTTTTTGAGAATATTAACCATTCTTGTGTTGTCTTCTAATGCCATAATTTCGTGAGGTTCATTTTCTCTAAATTCAATGATTTGTCCGGCTGAAGCCTCAAGTTCCCAATCATGTGAATATGCTTTTATTTTACCTTTAGCAACTATACTAATGTGTATATCTTCTTCAAAATGTACATGCTTAGGTAAAACATCACCTTTTTTCTCAAAATCATATATTGCACCAAGAATATCTCCTGTTGCTAAGTTTTTAACCGATAACATCTGGTGTACTCCCATTCGCTGTCACATCACGAGGTTTATTCATAGAAATTGTTTTATAATTTTTTAAGAATTCAATATGTTCATCTGTCATTTTTTCAATGTTCCAAACTCTTTGCCACTGACCATTTGGTAATTGTATAGGTGCAGATTCTGTAATGATTTCATTATTTGATACATTGACTGTGGGTCTAGGTGTGTCCAATACTAAAGCATATTCTGAAGGACAAGGAAATGTATCGCCTGTTTGATCCTCTGTAATTTCAGGATGCTCAAGGCGAATATCACCTTCGTGTAAAGGATATTGTTTTGTTGACAATTTTATAAAATTACTCATAAAGGACCTACTGTATTTGATGATAATAGACTGCCTACACTATAACGCGTTGCGGAATTCCCCGCTACGGTGACGCAAGTAATACCTTGATAATTTGAATTGTTAACTGAAGCTGATGTGGAAACAGTATCTGCAAATTCCGAAATTGATGAAGCACCACCACATTGCATATTCAATCCAGATACGCCTGTTCCGTAATTAAAACCACCTGATGTTTTAGCTCCAGCTGCATCAAGTTTATAAACCGTAGCCACAAATCCGGAGTTAGTACTATTATTAAGACATCCTGCCATAAAAATTGCGCCTTCCGCATCAATTCCTAATGTAGGTGGTTGGCTATATCTTGATACAGTAAAGGATCTTTGATATTGTAAGACACCAGAACTATTATATTTCAGCAAGTAATAAGTATAACTTGGATAATTGGAAAAACCTGCAACATAAAAATTGCCAGAACTATCTACAACACCACTAGAAAAAGTACCTTCAGCACTACTTCCACCAAAAACTCTAGCCCATTGCAATGTCCAAGTGCCGCTGACTAAAGACCATTTTTGACAGGCGAAATAAGGAAGGCCAAAGCCACTCGATTGGCCACTACCACCATAAAAATATAAATTTCCTGAATTATCTAAAACAAAACCTTGTAGATTGGTGTAACCATAACCATTACCATCTCCAAATCTTTGTGATTTGGTTATAGTATATGAAGAATTTCTTGTTTCAATAAAATATTGACCTTGGGCAAAAGAAATAGTGGTAAAATTACCAGAAGTGTCTATAAAGCCGCCAGAAAACCATGCGTTGGAGTAATTTCTATATTTCGCATCTTTACCTGCAACGTGTGTACCAGAAGTTGAAAATCTACCCACGTAGTTATATTGTACGATTCCACAACAAGAGCAACAGAGTGCTCCTCCATAACCCAAATTAATAGTACATGAACTGTCGATATTAATAGAGCAAACATGTCCATAACAATATACACTACAATTATTTCCTCTAATTTGGTACGACCAACAAAGACCTAAACAAGGTATTTTAATTTTTTGCAAAAACGCCGCTGGCCAACACGCTGTTCTTCCGCCCATATACATTGCACATCCTTTTATGATAGATGTTGGAGTATAATTTCTACCATTAGTTCCTACTGCAAATTTATAATAATAATTTGTTATATATGCAAGAGTCTTCGATAATTTCAAAACTCCAGCATGTGGATAAAGACAACTTAGCTGAGTTTGTGATGTAACATAGACATTACATGATGAATCAAAACCAATACTTCTTGGGATCATGCCAGTATTACAGATATTATTCGTTTGCGCGGCATACAAATAATATTTCACATTACTTAAACCATAAAAAGTATTAAATGCTATTTGACCACTAGCAATGCCTGCTAAGCCCCTAACATTACTATCATTTAATGAAATTTGAGTAGTTCCATTACCACCCAATTCAATCTCAATTGACTGGCCAGTTGTTGTTCCTGCTAAACTAATTGGTCCTGTTGAATTAATTGTCATTTATTTTCTCTTTATTTTGTGACTCTAACATTTCTTCAATAACATCATTCATAGCCATGGTCAAAACAAACTTAAATTCTTCACTATTAAAATCTTCTTGTGTTAAGTTGTTTGGATTTCTCATCAATATTGGCTTAAAATCAACTTTATCAGATAAAATTTTAACGCTACTTCTTTCAATGTAAACAAGAACATTTTGAAATTTACCTTGACAAAATTGAAATGCTAAAGCTAGATTATCATCGGAATACCATTTCAAAAAAAGTTGAGATTCATCAGAAAGAAAAAATACATCTTTTAATCCATAAGGATTATTTTCATCAAACTTTATTTCCTCAACTGAAACATCTACACACTCATTTTTGGTAAAAATATTTGTGTTGTCATCTCCAATAATTTTAGCCGGCATATATCACTCCAATATTTATTTAGTTTCTTCACCACTAATGGTCGCAGTTGATGTTTTCACATCAAATTCTATATAACCATCACAGGCCATATTCCAATCGTCACCACCAATACCGTTACCGGTAACTTCATCATATACGGGAACATTTACTTTGAAATGTTTCACCAAATATTCTTTATCGCCATTTTCAAAAACACGCCAAACATGGTCCAAAGAACCACGGCTTGGTTGTCCTCTACTTTTGTTAAACCTTATTGTGTAATGGTTCATACAACCTCTGCTGTTGATGTAATTTGTGTTACATTAGGTTTAACAGCATTTTCAACACCCATATTGAAATGAATAAACCTAAATGGTTTCTTAGAACCATGTCTACTAAAATCATGAGGTAACCATGCGTGTGCTTCTAGTACTTTGCTGATGATTTCGGTAGTATTTTCACTCATAATAACTCCAAGGTTTAACTAATAATTTATATCACACATTATATAGTATGTCAAGCCACCGTGGTGACTTGACATGTATCAATAACCTAACTTATCACACGCCACAATCCAAGATTTCACCAAACTACTTCTTACAATATCGTCTGGTGTAAACTGAATCTCACTAAAATCATCCATATGTCTGGCCACATCCAAAAATGATTGTAATCCAGACACATCATTTCTACTCTTAATCAAGTCATTTTGTTTCAAGTCACCGATAAAGATAATCTTAGAACGGTGTCCAACACGGGAAATAACCGAATTCAACTCATGGAAGGTCATTGACTGACATTCATCCACGATAATGATTGAATTATCGATAGAAATACCACGTATGGCAGTAGTAGATATAAACCTGGCATGTCCTTGCTCCTTTAATCTGTCCCACGCATCCTTACGACCAAATAGTGTCTCACAAATTTCTTTGTAAGGCACTTCATAAATCTCCATCTTTTCTTCCAATGTACCAGGAACATAACCTTGGTCACGAACCTGAACTGCCGAACGAACCACAACAACGTGTTCAAACGGATTGCTTCTGTCTAATACTTCCTCAATTGCTCTATACAATGCTAAGAATGTTTTACCTACACCTGGTGAGCCTAATAGACCCATGAAGTAATCACCTCTTTTATACGCATCAAAAAACTTTTGTTGATTCGATGTCAACGCCTCAAAAGTTTTCAAGTGGTCCAGTTTAATCTTTAATGCGTTTGAAGTGACTGGTTGATGTATATAAGTTACTGTATCGTCAGCCACATCTTCACGTTTTTGTAATGCACTTTTTCTATTGCTTGCCATTGAAGTCTTCCTTGCTGGTTGTTTATGAGTTTTATTTGGAAGTTTTGTTGTAGACAGGTGTATCCTTTCTAAGCAGTGCAGGCACTTTTGGTTGAGGTTTCTTCTTGGTGGGTTGTAGATATACTTGTGGTTTGTAAAAACCACCACCAAGAAGGGCGGGAATTCTTTGTATTACCATTCTCTGGGGATGCTTGTTTTGTGAGTTTCACCTAAACGATTACCAGCCACATTCTCTTTCATGCGACCAATAACGTATTTTTGGAATGTGGAATCTGGACGGCCAACACCAGGAACACTTAGACGTTGACCATCGGACATAACGTGAAGTGCTTCAACGCTATGGTATCGTTCAAGGTGTGGGTTTTGTTCCTTGAATTCATCAAGGACTTTATACGACATGGTGTGTTCTTCAACTTCACCAGTATTTTTGTTCAAAAAATCATATCGGGGCATGAAACCACTCCGGAATATTACGTGAGTTAATCTTACCTGACCATTTAGCCAGATGTTGTTTATTATTTATGTAATAGTTATGATACGACTTGATGGAACTACCGGCAACTTTGACATGTTCAGGCATTGCAGGTGTAGGTTCTGTGAATTCTACATGTGCAGGAATGTTCATCGGTGGGTACATTAGTTCATCAACAAGACCAGTTTCTTGGCACTTGTGGACTTTACCATATCGATAGGTGTATTCGGCGCAGAGTGCTTCTAACAATTTCCATAGAAACACATAATTTGCATACGACTTACGTACCCATATGGCAGAAGGATGGTTGATATGGGTCGCTTTGTATAGTTTACCTTCACGGTCATCAGGAAGAACCCACCGGCGCATCATACGACCGGTAGCAGACTTGCCTGTAGATTCTGTGCCATCAATCACCCGGTGCGCTGTGGACAACAACTGGCAATATTCTAGGATCATTTTGACAACGTGTTTGTCGGCGTGCATCTCAGCACACACTTTAGGATCATTGTGTAGATAAAAGATATTCATAATATATTACAAAAATAACGGATTAAACCAAAAGAATCAATAAGAATAAGAAAGGTATAATTCAATACAAGACCAAAGGAACCTCGTGACCATGCACAATACAAGGTTGAGCAACATCCTGCAATGAAGATACTATACAGTAGTATAACAGGAATATTTGGTACTGTCAAGGCAAACATGATAGAGGTGATGATACTACAGGCCCAAGAAAAGAATTCTAAAAAGAACCTAAACTTATCTGACCTGTAGTCTTCAATGATGTAATTTTGTATGTCTTTCAAAAACTTCATAATATACTTTAACTTTTAGTTCCAAACTCTGAAGTTTTCCAGTGCGTTTGGTGATTTCTTGTTGTGTTTTCTTGGCCAGATAGTGTTCTTATCTTCTTCTGGACGCCAATCTGTTGGCACAAATGGCACAGGACCAAGATAAGGCATAGCATGTTCAAGAATAACATTGTGGTCCATGTCTTCAGGTTCTGTGTAACCCTTACGTGGATTTTGAATAGCCCACATCATTGTGCCTAATAGATTTGCAACAACTTGTAGTGATGTAGCATTTTCACCAGGAATCAAACGGCGTGCTTCTTTAATGTCCAATTGAGAACCGTGCCAGTAAGATTTACCAGACTTGGTAATCAATAGAACACCTAGTTCATCCATACCAGCAATGATTTCGTCTTTGACAATACGTTCTTTGGTTTGTTTGTCCAATTCACGACCACGCAACTCATGGATAGATGCTAGTGTACCATCAGTTGGTTGATAGCAATAGTAAACTGAAGGACGGAACTTACCATCAGCAGTCTCAAAGTATTGAGCAATAGTCACAGCCTCAGAGTGTTGAACCAAGAAACCATTGTATGGACCACCATTTGGAACCCAAGACTTAACTAGAACGGTAAGACCAGGTTGGTGTAAGAATGCGGCAGGTCCTTGAATTGTACCATTCTCAAGTTCTTTTGGTTCATGTGTACCATAACCCAATTCGGATGGTGCACGACCTTCTGCCCATAGACCCTCAACAGACCATGTATTGACAAACTCATCTTTCATCTTTGGTTTGTCAATGATTTGTGTGTCACGTTCTGCAACATGGACAACTTCAACACCTAGTTTCTTCATTAGTTGTGCCCAACCTTCTTTATCGGTTGGTTCTTCAACTTTACGACCAGTGTTTTCAGCAATCTTCAATAGTGCAGACTTGGTTAAGTGTGTAACCAAACCTGGATTTGCACCAGAGGTTGCACAGATAGTTGGACCATTTGGATATTTTGCACCAATCTCACGCATGTGGTTGTGAGTATGGAACAATGTGCGTTCTTCCATCTTTGGAATCTTTTCGTCTTGCATATCACCCCAACGTTCATGTGAGGTATTGATATACATTACATCATTCTGCAAGCACCATTCAATGATGGCGTGTGCTGCAATGTTCAAAGATACGTCAATGATAAAAGAACCAGGTTCTGTATACTGTTTTAATGTGGATTCCAAATTATTCTTTAGAATCTCTTTTTTAATATACTTGACACCATTACCACCATTACGTTTACGGAAAAGAGCACCGTGATTGTCTTTCTCAATAACGGTAACTTTCTTTGGATCGTTTGTGATGTGCTTCAAAACCAATGGCAAAATGGCTTGACCGACTGATCCATAACCAATGATTAGAATCTTTTTGTCAAAATTTGCGTGGTTTTTATCTTTTTTTGGCTTTGCTGCTTCTGTTAATGTCTCAGCAAAGGTATTGAAACTCTTTAATGCCATTGTAAACTCCGGATAATTGTCATTACCCGGTATTTATGTTTAACCTAAGTCAGCAGTAGACATCATGCTACTTTTTGGTGGACGGCCACGGCCACGAGGTTGTTCCGCTTGTGGTGGTGGGTTTGCATGAGAGTTTGGTGTTACTTCGGCGTCAGAAATAAACCGTGGATAGGGTTCTTT